GTAGCACGATAACGTACTTTAATTTCATCGCCGCCTGCTGTTGGCTCTCCAAAATATTTTTTATTTAGTGGTCTTCCCATTTGTTTTCTCCTATAAAAAGTAGTCCTATGCCCGTTCTATGGGCTACGCTGTGGGTACAGCATAAGTCCGCCTTGCGGCACACTATCTGACATATGTATTTATCAAAAGAGAAAAAAGCCCTAACAAATAAATGCTAGGGCTTTTAATAAAAGTGATAGGTTGGACTTCAGAATACCAACAATACGGTCAACAGTCTGTCTGTTTCTCCCGCAAACCTTGCACCAAACAGTTACGTTTGGATCTACGCCTCTGTGTCTCCACAGTCACGCAATGCCACTACAGCTACTAGTCAAGTTCAGAGCCTGTAACTCCTCTTCCTTGCACTATCTAAGTTACACCGTCGTCTAACTTATATATACATAATAGCATCTATATATAAGATGTCAACCATAAAAGTACATTTTTTTTAATAAAATGTCATTTATTTTTCTAATATGGCGCTGTTTAATTAATTGCTTGTAGCACCAAAGGGTATAGTTATTCATACACTTCTCCTCGTTAAAGTTAAAGTGCGTTCCTTCGCAATATGCTACTTCCGTCCCGTAGGATGAACGTACAATTATTTATTAAAACTTATACTTTAGCGTGGCTTTAATACTATCATCACGATCAGTTGTTGCACCTGTCCATACACTTGTATTTGTAACATCTGTATGATAGTAGAATCCTGTTTCTACAGGTCCTGCTGTGTGTATTACACCAAGATATGTGCCATCAGTTCCAAGATCATCATTTAATACTCTATGTGCAGTAAACATTACTTCTTGAGAATAGTTGTACATAACGCCAAAGTCAACACGATCATCTTTTGCTAATCCTGTATTTTTGTCGTCCCATACTTCAACTCCAAAACCTACTGGAATATTATATCTACGTAATACTTGTGAACCTAAAGAAACACCTTGCTGATTTAATTCGTTATCAGTAATATTGTTTTTATCACCAATTTGCATATATGATAGTTCTGCAAACCCTGCTAAACTTACAGTGCCGCCTAAATAAACTGTACTTGCAGCTGAATCATAACCTAGAGTAAAGCCAATCGGTAAGTCTCTGCTTAGTCTATGTTCATCAAAATCAAATTCGTTATTATTATTCCACCCACCAAAAGTAATTACAACTTTTTCATTGTGATCAATTCTGCTATTAGGTTCAGTAATAATAAGTGGTAAGCCAATTTTAGCTGTTTTAGCAAATCCAAGTCTTTGTGCATCTGTTTCGCCAACATAAAGTCTAGTATTTCCTAAACCAACACCAATTTGCTTTTCAACAACAGTGTTATTTTTGGTTGTGTCTAAAGAGTAATGTGAGTCAAATCTGCCGCTTGCTCCTGCCCAACTAAGTGGTCCTTCTAATTCAGATTGTAATCCTACAAACACTTCTGCTCTAGAATCGATATCTGAATCATATAGATCAGGATCATAGTACATTTCCACATTACCGTTTACAAACAATCCAGTTGGTAGTGTTGGTGCTGACTTTTCTAAATCAGCAACTCTTTCTTCAAGAGTTTTTGTATCTGCTACTGCTCCAGTAATTGCTACCAGAGAGAAAATAACAGACATAATTAAAGTCTTCTTCATTTTGTTTTCCTTTATTATTAAAAAAAGTAGTGTTCTTTTCTTACCGCTATTTAGCAGGACGCCTACAGCCGTAAAAAAAAGGGCGACCGGAGCCGCCCTTTAGTATTGTTACAGTTTTAAACTTATCTAAAGCTAACTGCTGTATCAGTGATTGCTACTTTACCCAAGTAGTCAGCTGCATTACCCAAAGATGATGCAGTGTTTGTTAATTCAACATAACCGTAGCGTGTCATAAATGATACTACTGGCTCGAATGAAGCTGGGTCAAGTACTGTTCCTGAGCTCATTAATGGGATATATGGGCAATAGAACGCTGCTGCGTCTGATTCGCTTGATCCTTTGTATCCAATTAATACTGCTGAGTCGTCAGCTGCATATGTGTTTACATATACTTTCATTGCATTGTTCAATGTACCAACCATTTTAGTGTTAGTTGGTGCTTCGAATGTACCTTCTGTTGTTCTTGCGAACGCTGAAGTTGTAGCAGACTGTAGGATAGTTAAAGCAAATGGTGATACCACTGCCCAGTTACCTGCGCCTCTACGTGTACGCTGTGCAATCAAGTTACTTACGCGGTTGATTTGAACTGCAAGTGCTGCGTGTTCGTCACCTACGAAAGTAGCTGTTCCAGAAACTGCTGATTGGTCATATGTTTCTGCTGCTGTTCCAGCTAAGTTGCTTAAAGAAGCTAATACTTCTTGGTCAATCTCAGCAGTAATTTCTTGTGCTAATGCTGCCATAATTTCAGCTTCAACATCAATACCGTGCTGTGATTGTGCATCTTGTGCTGCTTCAAAAGTCCAACGAGCTGATAGCTTTCTGGTTTTTGCTTCAACAGTTTGTTTCAAGATTTGGATTGACATTCTGTTTCCAGCTGTGCCTTCCATAGCTGCTGTTGCATCAGCTTTACCACTTGTGGTATTACCTGAATATGCTTCAGCAATCTTGAATGGTGAAAGTGCTTCTTCTCCAGCTACTGCACCGCTTGCGCCTGTGCCTGCTGTGTCCGAATAACGAACTCTCAATGTGTGGATTTGACCCACAGGACCAGTCATAGGCTGTACGCCTACTAATTCATTTGCAATGACTGTTGGCATTACACGTCTGATCACTGGAAGGATCACACGATTTAGTGTAGCTACGTTACCGGCAGAAGTAGCACCAGCGGTTGCACTCTCTGACAAATACCTACGAGTATTCTCAAGAGTTGTTTCCATTACCGCTTTTTTGTTTCCGTTTAGGCCTTCAACAAGTGCTGTTTTAGTATCCTGCCAGCGGCTTTCTAATAGTTCTGACATTTTGGTTTCTCCTATTTTATTTTAAACCTGCTAGACGGCGTAGATCTATTACTTCTCCGCCATTATGCGTTGTGAGTGTGACACTTGCGTCACGGTTGCCTGTTACTTCTTTGCCTTCTGATAGTACTGCCTTCTGCTTTGCCGGACCTTTACTGTCAATTACTGACGGTATATATTTGTCAAACGCTGTTTTTAATTTAGGTGTTTGAACTGATTCCAGTAAGTCTGTCATAATTTCCTTCTGCGCCTTATTTAAAGGTGCAATAAGATCATTAATTGTGTCTTTGCGACGAGCTGCTTCAATTAAAGCTGACTTTTCAGACTCTTTCGATTCTGCTAGTTTTGTTGCTTTAGTTGCTACAACTTTTGCTTCTTCAAGTTGCTTCTGTTTAAGATCAACAACTTTCATAAGTTTTGCTACTTCTGATTTCTCATTTAAGTAACTGTTTGCATATTCGTTGCTAAATGCTTCGAACAATCTACGACCGAAGTCGTTACGACGAGCTGCTTCAATATCTTCTTTCAGTGCATCAATCTCTTTATTAAGATTTTTGTTAACTGTTTCAGATACTAGTTTAGCACTTCGTGTTACGAAGCTCTTTTGAACTTCTGCAAATTTTGATTTTGCTTCTCTTACAAGTTTGACTTTAGTTTCAGCTAAGTCCTTCTTGTCTTCATAGAATTCTGCAATCTCTTTAGATAGTGCCTCTACAACAAATTCTTCAAGTTTAGCAAACTTACTTGCCATTAACTTTTGGTCTTCGTGTAATTCAGAAACTTCTTTACCTAACTGCTGCGTTACAAATTTAGACATTAGTGTTGCGTTTTCACGCATTGCTACTGCATACTTTGCTTTTGCTTCAGCTAATTGTTTGCGATCGTCTGCAAACTCTGAAATTTCTTCTTTTAGACGCTCGGATAACATTGTATCAATTGCTTCAACCATTGTTGCTTTGTCGTGTTCGTACTTAGTAGCGAACTCTTCGCGCAACTCAGCAGTTACCTGCTGTTTGTTTTCTTTGATCTTGCTGTTCCAAGCTTCTTCAATAGAGACACGCACTTCTTCAGAAACTACATCATTTTCAAAAAGTGTTTTTAGTGCATCCAACATATTATGTTCTCCTTTTATTGGAGTCTACTGATTATGTTAATCAGTGATTCTTTTAAGTATTTTTGTGCCTTTGCGTCTTCTTTAGTCGCCTGTGCCATTTCGTATGCCTTATACCCACCACGAGTATTCATTAAATGCTCGTAGATGGGCGTTGGATACGCCCCCGGAGCACTGGGTTGAGCAACGACATCAACGGTAATAATTTCAAAATCTGAAACCTCACCGCTGCCGTCCTCTTTTACGTTACCACTTCCACGTGATGAAACACCTAGTTTAACACCACTTTGTATCATAGTGCTAACTAAGTTCCCCATCGGAGTAGGTAGAATTTTCATTTTACCGTAACCATTTGATTCGTCCATATACATATTTGTGATCATATGCGATACACGATCTAAGTTAATATTAAGACCTTCTGGATGATCAACTTCTCCGAGGACACTATATCCGCCAGTGATTTGATCATTGAGAGTTTTGACAGCCCTACCAATTTCATTTACAGGATATACACGTTGGTTTGCATTACGCACTCCGCCTTGTATACAAATTCCTTTTAAGTAAAGGTCTTTGCCGCCCGTAGCGTTATCGGTAGACTCAACAACCAAGCCTGCTTGGTCAAATGTCAAATGTTCTCTTAAAAGATTACTCATCCGTTAAACCCTAATTATTGGCCAATAACACTTTTAGTGCCATTAGTGCCAGTTTCGCCACCGCTTTGTTTTTTCTCTGCGCCGTGACCTTTTGGCTGAGCTTTCATTGACTTGCTCGCCTTGCCGCCTGGAACATTAACGTTACCAGTCGCCATATCTTTTGGGTTTTGATCACTTAGTGCTGAACCTTTTAAGTTACCTTTATTAGCTTCAACGCCAGCTTCTGCACCAGCTTGGTTTAAGTTACCTGCTGTGCCGCCCATATCGTTTTTACCTGCTACTGCTGACTTAGTGTTTGCACCGTTGTCACCCATTGTAGCTGATACTTTTTCTACGTATTCACGCATTGTTTCTGCTTCTGATTTGTCAGCTTCATCAACTTCTTCGTCTGCTGCTTCGTCAACTTCTTCGTCAGTTGCTTCATCAACTTCTTCGTCTGCTGCTTCGTCAACTTCTTCGTCTGTTGCTTCAAACGCATACGCTTCGTCAGCTTCGTCGTCCATTTCTGCATCATCTGCATCCATATCCATATCGTCGCCTTCTTCGCCGTCATCGCCTGACATCATTTTTTCGAATTCTGCTTTTAGTTCGTCTAGAGCATCTTCAAGGTCTTCAACACGATCTTCTACATCGCCTTCGCCTTCTTCGTCACCCATTTCGTCGCCCATATCAGCTGCCATATCGTCTCCCATATCGCCGCCCATATCTGCCATTGGATCTGCTTCGTCGTCTGCTTCTACTTCAAACTCATCTAGATCAAAGTTTTCATCTAGGTCTTCGTCATCTGACTCGTCAACTTCTTCATCTGTTGCTTCATCGACTTCTTCGTCTGATGCTTCATCTACTTCTTCATCAGTAGTTTCATCTACTTCTTCGTCTTCAAGAAGTGATTCATAAATATCTCTTGATTTTTCAACCACAATCTCGTGGAATAATTCTTCTGCTCCTGCCTTGTCTTCGTTAACAAGACGCTCGAGCATTTCTTCAAATTTGTTTAGATCTGCCATTTTTATTCTCCTAATAAATGTTTACCTATGGTAAGGCTGTCACTTGTATTTAACATATAGGGAAAATATACGTGGATAATAGGCTCAAAACGAGCCATTTTGCTTAGATGCTACTAAATATTGAAGATTTTTAAAAATTCTTCAACGTGTATTGTCTTTAAATTACTAAATTTATTTAGTTCAGGAGGGCTAAAGTTATCAGGTAATATTACCCTATAAAACTGAATATGTGGATTTTCACGCAAAACTGTACTGGTTTGTTTAAGCCAATTACCAAAATATGTTGCACCATCTGTTGATTTTTTATAGTTAGGTGTATCCGCATATATGTTATTAACACGTTTGTTTCCGGTACCTATTCCCTGATAATCAAACCCTAATATAAAGATTTTTTGAGGACTATGTGTAGTAGCTAAATGTAATGCTGTTGGCCCGCTACTCCAACCTTTCGACGGCTTAAAATAATTTAAACCTGGAATGTCTTTATATGCTTTGTTAGTATTTGTCCAAACATTTTTGTTTGTTAATTGATATCCTTTTCGAGCTATTTCTAGCACCATTTTAACATCAACTGCTATTAAATAGTCCGGATCAAACTCCCTATACATTGCATTACAAGCATAGATTTTACCAAATTCTTTTAACTTTTCTACATCAATACCTTTGCGTGATGTGCCATTTCCTAGCACAAAACCATAGGTTTTATCGGTATGTTCGTTAGGTTTTGTTATAGGAGCCGGGGTTATTTTAGCTTCTTTTTGTCTTTTTCGTTCTGCTAATAATGCTTTTATTTGTTGTTTTGTGTATAAACTTTTGTCAATCTTTGCCATTACACAAGTACTTAGCTGTCATATTTTTAAAGTTTATACTGCGCCGGCTGCGGCTTGTGCGGCAATACCATACATCTGTCTAACAAAGTTAAGTTCGTTTGCTTTTTCTCTGTTGTGTAATTCTGATGCTTTTCTTGCTCGATTTAGTTGACGTAGTGTTAGTCTAGTTTTTCTAGTGTCATCAAGGTTTACTACGCTATCATCATACGTAGGATCATAGCGATCATCTTCTGTTGGAAGAAGTGTTTCTTTGTCGTAGTAAAATAGTTCTCGTAGTATCATATTATTATTTATCTTAAATTGTTTGATCTGTAGCCGGCGCTGCTCCGCCGCCTAAGTCTCCGCCTGTTGCTGTTTCAGGTGGTGCAATATCTCCGCCACCTTCTACTGGATCAACATCAGCTCCAAGTTCATCTTCTGCTCCACCAAGGTCTGCACCAATACCTGAAGAACTAATACCTACGCCTCTCATTTCTGCTGCGGCGTCTGCTGATGATGCATCTAGTTCTTCGTCGTTTTCTTCTTTCCATAAACGCTCATTCTCTGCAATTTCTTCAGCACTCATACCTAAGAAACGTTGCATTGCAAAACGGTTTGAAATATAAGGTATAGCACTCATTTGTGTATATGTTGGTACACGAGCATTATCTAGTTCCGATTGTCTATATGCTGCAAAGTTTTGTGGTGGTTCAAATTCTAAGTCAAACATATTTGTGTCAATGTTTACACCTGTTTCTAATAAGAAACGTTTAAACTCTTGATTTAAGTCTTCAACAATTAATCCTTGTAGACGTTCACAATATGTATTAAAGCGCAATTCTTGAATATACGCTGTACCTACTCTGCCATCATTGTATGACGAACTTCCATCATCACCGCCGGTAGGTAAGTATGAACTAGGGATTCGTAAACCGCGTACGAGCTTATTAGTAAAATATCTAAGGTCATCAATCTCTCCTAAGTTAGTACCGCCTGGTAGTGTTTCAACTTTTGAACCACGTCCTTCAGCAGTTTGTGGGAAAAAGTAATCTTCGTTGATTGACAGAGGATTGTATGAGCTGTCTATAACATTTTGACCGCCGCCTGTCGCCGATGGGATTCTTCTTTGATGAATTTCCGTTTTTACACGCTCCACAAATTGCATAGCAAGGTGTGATGGCATATTACCCACATCAACGTAGAATACTCTGCGCTCTGGCGCTCTTTGTACACGATAGATAATAATCGCATCTTCGAGTAATTCTTTTTGTTTGTAAACTTTAAAAATTGTTTCTAATAAACTGTTACCAAAAGGAAAGTTATTATCTAACCCTTCTGACAAACTTAAATGCACAACGTGTTGAGCATCAATAGCAACTTCGCCATCTTCTAAACTAAATCTTGATCCTTGTGGTGATGCGGCTGTTCCAGTCATTCCTCGTGAACCGCCTGTTGGATTATACTGTCCACCGTGTGGGTTAGTAATGTTACCATTAGTCATATGTGGAGTTGTAGCAACCATATCTTTAAAGTTAAAATTAATATTTTTAACAATATATTGTTCGGGCTTCTTGCCTTCGCTTTCGTTAACAATAATTCTTGAAATGTTTGCAGGATCTATATGAAACAGTTTTTTTGTTTCCGGGTCACGAATAAAAAATTGATCACCATATTTAAAAGTGTTACGCATTACACGGAACATTCTAGTTTCAAAATTTTGTAGCTTGTTCCATTGCTTTAAGTATTGACCTAAAATTTGTACTTCTGAATTTGTAGCAGCTTTATTAAAATTAAATGTAAAGTTTGTACTATTTTGTTCATTCTTTTGTGTGCAAAATTCTGCAAGAATATCAAGTGCTGCGTTTACTTCACTGTCCATATCCATTGTGTTATAATGACCATAACGATCAACACGATTTGGCGCACCTACATATACGTCTGGTAAGTAGCTTGAATAGTTTGATCTAGCTGGACCTGGTTGGCTACCGCCACGTGGACCGCCCATTGGTCCATATGATCCTGAAGTGTTGTCACCTGTTTCAACTGGTGTAAAATATTTTTTCCAACTCATTTACTATCCTAATCCTTTAAATAGGTTCCCCGACAATCCACCTATTGATTTTAGTTGCTTAGATGCAACCTTATTGCCCTTCATTAGTTCACCTGTCATAGTTCCCATAGTACTATTTAACTGTTCTGAGAAATCTTTCATCATATCCTGGCCGCCGCTTTCTTTAAATGATGTACTTAAATCTGTACCCATTTTTTCTAAACTAGCTGCTAATCCCGACATTGATGACTGCATTTGTTGCGGGCTTTTATCAGCTTGCACATTTCCCATAGAACTTTTAAGGTTAGTTGCCATTACTCTCATTGTTGGTTCTAATGAACCAATTGCTGATTGCACTCCTTTCATAGGAGCATCGTCAGGACTACTAATTGTTTGTTCTAATCCTTTAAACAAGTTTTGCATACTTGCCATTGGATCTATTTTGTCGTTGTCAACCATACTTACTGCTTGTTGTAATCCACTAAGAGCAGCTTGTATTCCTATCATAGGAGCACCTTTGGCAATATTTTCTAGTTGTTCTACTGTTAATACTGCTTCTTTTCCGTGTAACAATGCTTCAGTTTCTTTTCCAAAGTCTTGTATCAAAGAACCTGTTTTTCCTAATGTTCCTTTGTCAAACTCAACTTTTTTACCGTCTTTGTCAAGAATGTCAACTACATTCATTTTTGATACATTAAGTGTAGCATCTTTTAGTAATGCGTCAAGTGGTTGTATTAAGTTTGCATCTAAAATTCTAGCAAATTGGTCAAGTTCTCTATTAGATATTGTCGGATCAATGGCTTTTTTAATTTGCATTGCAATGCCTTTAATTTGCTCGTCTGATCCTTCTGTTAGAATTTTAGTTACAAATGTATCTAAATCTGTGTTATCTTTCTTTGCTAAAGTTTCTAACGCTGTTATCATTTGCGGACCCATTGATGATTGAATTATGCTTGTTAACATTTTTGCTTCATCGGTTTGGATTTTAGCGTCTGTTTTCATTCCTTCTATTAGAGCTAACATTTTAGCTTGTTGATCGCTAGTAACTTCTACATCTTCCATTCTTTTATCAGGAGTTATTTCACCAGCACTACCAGTTGCTATTGAACCTGCATTTTTTACAACGCCTAAAAATTTATCAAGCTCTGCAGTCATTTGCGGTCTGTTTAATGTTTCTAATGTTGTTGCAGCGCCTTCTAATTTTGTACTAAACTCAGTAATGGCTCCGTTTTCGCCTATGAGCTTTTCATTAATGATTGCGCCCATATCACGTAATGCTTTTTCTCCGTTAACAACTACTGAAGTTGTTGCATCTCTATTCTCTTGTTCTTTCTTAGCAGTTTCACTTAACTGTTTAATAGCTGCTTCTCGAGAAAGATTTTCTTTCTCCATTAAAGCGTTTACATTGTCAGCATATGTACCTGCACTAGATACCATTGCTGCGGCTGCATCAGCTGTAGCGTTACCCATACCACCTAGTGTTGCAATTTGTAAAAAGTTTGGATCAGTGATACGTTTAGAAATTTCTGAATTGAAATTGCTAATACTTGTATTCATACCGTCAATACCGCCAGGACCTTTAGCAGTGTTAACCATATCTGTTAAACTATGGAATGCTGGACCTAACGCAACGGCTGCTTGTCTACCTTCTTCACTAACAACTGCACCTTTTGTAAACAAATCTTCAACTGCTGCTAACGCACCTGGGCCAGCTTTTTGTGCTTCAGCAAGAGCTAGTTTCATTTTATCAGCAGCTTCTTTGTTGCCGCTTGCTTCAAGCATACGTATCTTAGCTTCAACTTGACCTTTACGCATACGGTCGTTTATATCTTTTTCCATTTCCTTACGATTTTGAC